AAGCTACTACAAATGACTTTGAGTTTGAGGATACTTCTACAAGCACAACAACTACTATAACTAATTACAATAGACCATCTCAAATATATGTAGGTAGTAGTGGTATTGTATTTAACGGCTCATCATCATTAAACTTTGGTGTAGAGGCTGATGAGTTTTTCCTTGAGCCTAAAGGTACTAACCTATTTGCTAAATACTATGCAGATTATATTATAGGGGTTTTTGATAGACAAGGTAGGATATTAACTGTAGATGCGTATTTGCCTTTACATATTATACTAAACTATAACTTAAACGACAGGTTTATAATAGCCAATAAAGTATATAGAATCAATTCTATAAAGACTAATTTACTAACCAACAAAAGTAAGCTTGAACTTTATACATCTACAGAACCTATTACACAATTAGAAAATAGTCAAAGTGCTTCAGCAGACAGAGTGGCTCAAGTTACAGTTACAACTAAAAGTACAGACTTTATTACAATAGGATGGACTGCGGTTACTGGTGTAGTTGGCTATGATGTAATTTTAAATGGTGGGGTATTTGACACAACTGTAGGTACAAGTTATAAAGTAAATGCTTTACAAAGTGGTACGACATACAATATAGGGGTAAGAGCAAAATATAATATAAGTGGAAACGATGTTTACTCACTTGATACAACTATAACAGAAACAACATTATGATAAAAGATATTTTAGAAGCACTACAATACGACTTTAGAGGTCAGTATATAGATATAGCAAAAGGTAAGTATAAAATGCCAGAGACTTTAAGAGAGGGTTATAAACAAATAAAAGCAGAGCTATGCAAAAAGCAGAGGTAGAAGTAGTAGCTAAAACTGGCAAAGCCCAGAAAGCAATAAACGAATTAAGCAATTCTTTAGAACAACTATCAGAAACAGGAGATAGAAATAGAGAAGGGTTTGAAGTATTAGACCAACTTACTGGTGGATATGCTGGTAAAGTAAAGGATTTAGCTGGTAGTATTTCTGGAGCAATTAAAGGCGCTAAAGGATTTGCAAAAAGTCTTAAGGGTGTAAGAGGTGCGTTGTTGGCGACTGGAGTAGGAGCTATCGTAGTAGCGTTAGGCTTGATTGTAGCGTATTGGGAAGATATAAAAGGTTTAGTAAACGGAGTAAGCAGAGAGCAACAAGAGTCTTTAGATATACAAAAAGAGTCAGTAGCACAAGCAGAACAACAGTCGGCTATAACTAGTCAAATGGAGAATACTCTTAAACTACAAGGAAAGACTGAGAAAGAAATAAGAGACTTAAAGATTCAGCAAACAAACGAGACTATAGCTGCATTAGAGGCTCAGCTAGAACAAGAGAAACAAATAAAAGCTAGTCAAGTTGCTGCGGCTGAGAGAAACAAAAGTATAATGATGGGATTCATTACGCTTATATCTGCGCCTATAGTAGCTGCTTTGTCGTTAATAGATGCGGCATCTGCTGGACTTAAGTCTTTAGGAATAATAGAAGAGAAAACAAACCTTGCTGAAGGCTTTGTGACTGGTGTTGCTGAGATGGTGTTTGACCCAGAAGAAGTAGCAGAAGAGGGAGACGCAGCAATAGAGAAAACAGAGGAGCAATTAAGAAAACTAAAAAACAAGCGTGACGGCTTTATATTACAAGACAAAAAAGAGAGAGAGGCAAAGCAGAAAGAAGAAGACCAAAAAGAAATAGATGAGGCTAAGAAAAAGGCTGAGGCTCTAGAGAAGATAAGACAAGGGGAGATAGACACAGAGGCAGAGAGAAGAGCAGAAGAAAGAAGAAAAATACAAGAGCATTATGCTGAACTTATAAGACTAGCTGATTTATACGGAGAAGATACAACTGCGTTGAAAGAAGCGCAACGTACAAGGGAACAAGAGTTACAAGCTAAGTTTGACGAAGAGGATAAGGCTAAACTATTAAAAAAGCAAGAAGAAAAAATAGCACAGTTAGAGTTAGATAAAATAAACGACGAGTTATCTTTTGAAGAACAAAGAGCTATAATAAATGCTAGAAACCAATTACTATTACAAGACGAATTATTGACTGATGAGCAAAGGATAGAATTAAAAGCTCAGTTTTCAGAAGCTACTAAGCAGATAGATGAGAAAGAAGGAGATTTTAAAAAACAACAATTAGCTGAGACTATGCAGTTAATGGGACAAGTGCAAGATTTAGTAGGTAAGCAGACTGCTGCTGGTAAGGCTTTGGGTATTGCTACTGCTACGGTCAATACATTTATTGGTGTATCAGAGGCGTTAAAACAAAAAAGTACACTGCCGTCCCCTTTTGATGTAGCTGCAAAGATTGCAAATGTAGCAGCAGTTTTAGCTAGTGGTTTAGGAGCAGTAAAAAGCATACAATCTGTTAGTATACCAAAAGGCTATGGAGGTGGAGGTGGAGGAGCAGTCCCTTCAGCAGCTCAACCACAAGCTCCTAGCTTTAATATAGTTGGTGCGACAGAAACAAGTCAATTAGCCGAAGCAGTAGGAAGTCAAACACAGCAACCAATACAAGCCTATGTAGTTGCAAATGACGTAACCACTGCGCAGAGTCTAGAAAACAACATTGTAGAAGGAGCTACACTATAAACACAAAAAACAAACTTAATACGTTATTATAATATGAGAATCGTAGAACTAGTAATAGAGGAAGAAGACGACAGTTTATTTGCTGGAATAGACGCTATAAGTATAGTAGAATACCCAGCGATAGAAGAGAACTTTGTCGCACTTAATAAACAAAAAGAGTATAAACTAGCGGAAGTAGACACAGATAAGCGGTTATTGACTGGAGCGTTACTTGTTCCAAATAAGATGATATACCGAAAGGATGGCGAAGATGAGTATTATATTCATTTTTCTAAAGAAACTGTACGTAAGGCTTCTGAAATGTTTCTGATGAACGGTAATCAAAACAATTCTACGTTTGAGCATAAGTTCGAGTTATCTGGATTAAGTCTTGTTGAGAGCTGGATAGTTGAAGACGAGGTAAAAGACAAGAGTCAAGTATACGATATGGATTTGCCAGTCGGAACGTGGGTAGGTACTATGAAAGTAACTAACGAAGAAGTATGGCAAGAGTACGTTAAAAGCGGTAAGGTAAGAGGTTTTAGTATTGAGGGATACTTTGTTGAGCGTTCTAAGAAAGAAGAGCTAAGTAAAGAGATTGAGGCTGGAATGGAGTTATTAAAAATAAAGGAAATGATACTCCAGTCGGAAGTAGAATTAGAGTCATACAACGATTACCCTCAAAGCGCTACAAACAACGCAAAGAGAGCTTTAGAATGGAAGAAGAAGAACGGAAGTAGCTGCGGCACACAAGTAGGCTGGACAAGAGCTGGACAATTAGCGAGGCGAGAAAAAATAAGCAGAGATACAATTTCTAGAATGGCGTCATTTAAAAGACATCAACAGAATAAAGACGTTCCTTACTCAGAAGGATGCGGTGGAATTATGTGGGACGCTTGGGGAGGAACTTCTGGAGTAGAGTGGGCTATCAATAAACTAGACAAGCTAGACAATGAAAAGAAATGAGAAAACACCTAGTAGAACAAGTCCTAAAAACGCAAAGAGAGGTTGTTTGTGTAAAGACTCTAACACTTATCACGTAGATTGTTGCGATGGAAGTTTGTGGGCGCAAGGAATAGGAAGAACAAGCGGAGAGGTTTTAAGTGGAGTATGGTATGGGTACTATGTACAGTCTTGTGGCGATGGTCATAATCATCACGTTCATATGCACGACATTGAACTAGAAGTAGGCAAGACATATTATTTAACTTTAGAAAATAATCATAATGAATGTTATACTGTATTAGAAGCGAGTCACGCAGAAGGAATACATATAAATAGTGCGTCTGTTGCTTACAATGACTGTGAGACTTGTGAAGACGCTAATTAAACGAAAATGCAAAATATTAATTAAACACGTTATAATAGTATGAATACAAAGAAAAAAGTATACGAAGCTTTAAGTAAAGAAGTAAACAGAGTGAAGTTGTCAATGGTTGATGATGTTTTATACTCTTACGACTTACTAGAAGAGGATATAGTTGATTTTGATACAGACATTCGTAGATTAGACTCAGTAGCGAATAATTATGAAACGGCTAAAGGACAAGTTGATATATTAAAACAAGAATTCGAAGGTCAATGGCGAGAAATGGATTTGTACATCGAAAGATTTGATATGCATCAGTCAATTATAAAAGAGTCTTTAGCAGAGCTACAAAAAACCGCTGAAGATTTAGGTTTGAATCCAGAAGACGTGTTACCAAACTACAATGAGATACTACAAGCAATAAATCAAAGTAACTTTGAAAATAAATTAACGGCTACTATTTTAAATACGGCTGGAGATTTAAACTTATTATAAATCAATAATTAATAATCAATATGAAAACGACAGAAATGTTATCAAAAATCAAAGCTCTATTGAATGCTAGTGTAAACTTAGCAGAGATGAAGCTAGACAATGGTACTGTGTTAGAAGCAGAAAGTTTTGAGGCTGGTTCGTCTGTTTTTATTAAGACTGAAGATGAAAAGGTAGCGTTACCTATCGGAGAGTACAAGTTAGAGGATGGACGTTCTCTAGTTGTAGAGGAAGAAGGCGTTATTGCTTCTATCGGAGAAGCGGTAGAGGAAGCTCCATCGGAAGAAGTCGAGGTAGAAGCTGAGGAAGAAGTAATTGAAACTGAAGTACCAGCAGAAGTTGCTCCAGAAGTGGAAGCGATTGTAGAAGCAGTAGTTGAAGTAATTGCTCCAGCTATTGAAGAGGTAAAAGAAGAGCTTAGAAAATTAAAAGCTAAGTTCGAGGACAAAAAGCCAGAAGAAAAGAAAGAAGAGAAGAAAGAAGAAATGTCTCGTACTTTCAAGCATAGTCCAGAAAGAAACAAAAGTAAAAAACAAGAGATTAAATTCTCACAAAATAAACCAGAAACAACTCTAGATAGAGTGTTGAAACAATTAAATAAATAAAAATGAAAAGAAGAGTAGATTTAGCAGACGTAGATAACTCTCTCAACAGTTTAGCAACAACCTATGCTGGAGAGTTTGCTGGTAATTACATTGCAGCAGCTTTATTGAGTGGTAAAACATTGAGTGAAGGCGCTATTACTGTAAAGCCAAACGTAAAATTTAAAGAAGTAATTAAGAAGGTAGCAACGACAGACCTAATCGCTGACGCAACTTGTGATTTCGATTTGTCTGCGGACGTATTGACTTTGACTGAGAGAATCCTCCAGCCAAAAGAATTCCAAGTAAACCTACAATTATGTAAGAAAGACTTTAGAAATGACTGGGAAGCGGTACAAATGGGTTATTCAGCTTATGACAATATGCCTCCAAAGTTTTCTGATTTCTTAATCGGACACGTAGCATCTAAGATTGCTGAGAAGACTGAGCAAACTATATGGGGTGGTGTAGACGGAGCTGGAGAGTTTGACGGATTCACAACACTTATGGCTGCAGATGGAGAAGTACAAGACGCAGTAGCAACTGGAAGTTCTTATTCATCTACTAATATTGTACAAAACTTAGGAAATGTAGTAGACGCAATTCCAGCATCAGTTTACGGCAAGGAAGATTTGACTATTTATTTACCTACTATCGCTTTACAAGCTTACGTTCGTGCATTAGGCGGATTTGCTGCTGATGGAGTAGGAGCTGCAGGTACAGACAACAAAGGTCAGCAGTGGTACAATATGGGTAATGCACTTTCTTTTGAAGGTATCAAAATCCAACACGCGCCAGGTATGCCAGCAGACCACATTGTAGCTGGAGAGGCTTCTAACTTGTTCTTTGGTACTGGCTTATTGGCAGACCATAACGAAGTGAAGTTGATTGATACTAGCGAAATTCTAGGAGACCAAAACGTAAGAATTATTATGCGTTTTACTTCTGGTGTACAGTATGGAATCGGTGCAGACTTAGTGTTACAGACACTAGTTTAATAAAAGTAGTTTAACATATAAAAGGGTAGGTTGGAAGAGTCTTGCCTACCTTTTTTATTAAAAAATAAATAATATGAGTTGTACATTAACAACAGGTAGGTCAGTACCTTGTAAGGATTCAGTAGGTGGTATAAAAGCGGTTTATTTCGCTGATTACGGCACACTAGGAGCGCTTACTGGAATTACTGAGACTGCCTATGAAGTGACAGACTTCGGAGGTACGCCAGAATTTTTCAAGTTTGATGTAAAAGGCAACTCTAGTTTAGAGCAGACAATTACTGCAAGTAGAGAAAATGGAACTGCTTTCTTTGAGCAAACATTAAATCTTACTTTGACTAAACTAGACAAGGACACCTTAGAAGAACTAAGAATTTTAGTAATTGGTAGACCACACATAATCGTTCAAGATTATAACGATAACTACTTATTGGTAGGAGCGTATCACGGAGCAGATTGTTCTGGAGGTACTATCGTAACTGGAGCAGCTATGGGAGACTTAAGCGGTTTCACACTAACAATGAGTGCGCAAGAGAGATTTCCAGCGTTCTTTGTAACTGAATCAGCAGTAACTGATGACGCAAGTGCAGTGCAAATAAATCCGTAATTAGTTTTATTAGTTATGTTATGTAAGGGCTATCTTTAGAGGTAGCTCTTTTTTTATACAAATATTTCAAATAGTACGTTATATTAGTATGAAGATTATAGGAACTAGCGGTACGAAAACTATAAAAGTAATACCTAGACAATATGTCACTGGTCAAGTTACAGTAAAACTAAAGAATGAGACCACAAAAGAAGTGGTTACAATAGAGCCAACGGCATCAGTAGACCATAACTATATGAAATTTGATGCAACGTTTGGTACGTTGTCTAAAAACACGTTTTACGTTATGGATGTTTACTTGTTTGGAACGACTACACAGATATTTAAAGACAAAGTGTTTTGCACAGACCAGACAATAAATCAGTCAAGCAATGATTATTTTTCAATTAACAAAGACGAATACATAACAGACGATAGCTATAATAACGATTACATAGTATTATGACAGACTTAAGAATAGTAAATTTAGGAAGTTACACTACTCCAGAAATAAAAGAGTACAAGAATAAAGAGTGGGTAGCTTATGGAGCAGATAATGACTACTATCAGTTTTTAATAGACAGATATAACGGAAGTCCTACAAACAATGCAGCGATTAACGGAATAAGTCAAATGATTTTTGGTAGAGGTTTAGACGCTACTAATAGCTCACAAATGCCAAATGAGTATGCACAAATGAAGTCTTTATTAAAAGATGAGTGCGTGAGAAAATTATGCTACGATTTAAAATTAATGGGACAGTGTGCGATGCAAGTTATATACAACTCTAATCACACAAGAATAGTAGAAATAGACCACTTCCCAATAGAGACTCTTAGAGTAGGTAAGGCTAATGAAAATGGAGACATAGACTCTTACTATTATATGCCAGATTGGACTGATATAAAGCCGTCTGAACAACCAGAAAGGTTTAGTGCGTTTGGTACTTCTAAGGATAATATAGAGATATACTGTGTAAAACCTTATAGAGCTGGATTTTACTACTATTCTCCAGTTGATTATCAAGGAGGGCTGCAGTATGCAGAGCTAGAAGAGGATATAGCTAATTACCACTTAAATAATATTAAGAATGGTTTAGCTCCTAGTATGCTTATAAACTTTAATAATGGTATACCAGACGAGGAGCAGAGACGAGATATTGAAAACAATATAAAGCGCAAATACTCTGGAACAAGCAACGCTGGTAGATTTATTTTAAGTTTTAACGATAATAAAGAGTCTGGAGCGGATATAGAAACAATACAACTTTCAGACGCACACCAACAGTATCAGTTTTTAAGCGAAGAATCAATGGCTAAGGTAATGGTCTCGCATAGAATTATAAGTCCTATGTTGTTAGGTATAAAAGACCAGACTGGATTTGGTAATAATGCAGATGAATTAAAGACTGCGTCTACCTTAATGGACAACACTGTTATTAGACCGTTTCAAGAGCTTTTAATAAATGCCTTTGACTCTATACTATCAGTAAACGATATATCGCTTAATTTGTACTTTAAAACGCTTCAGCCGTTAGAATTCATAGACTTAGAAAACGCTATGAATAAGGAACAAGTAGAAGAAGAGACTGGGCAGAAGTTGTCTTCAGACAAAAAAGATTGCGGATGCGTTAATTTAAAAGCGCCTTGCTGGGACGGATATGAGCAGATAGGAACAAAAATAAAAGACGGTAAAGAAGTGCCTAATTGCGTACCACTAGAAGAGGTCAAGAAGATGAAAGAGGATTTATATGATGCTCTAATGAATATTGAAGACGAAGACCTAACGGACTATGAATTAATAGACGAAAGACCAGCTAATGAGTATGATGACATATTAAACAAAATGATAAACTTAGCAGACGTTGTATCAAGTACACCTAGTCAGAAGAGTGAGCAAGATACTAGTATTTTAAAGGTGCGCTATGTTTACACTGCTGGTAGAAGTACGTCTGGCAAAAGCAGAGACTTTTGTGAGAAAATGATGTCTGCTAAAAAAGTATACAGAAAAGAAGACTTAGATAAAAACAGTAAGGCTAATAAAGAATTTAGTCCAGCAGGTACAAATCAAGGAGGCTACAATATTTGGCTATACAAAGGTGGGGTTAATTGCTCACACTATTGGATGAGGCAAACATATTTAAGAAAGAATAATCAGAGAATATCTGTAGGAGAGGCAAGAGCTAAGATTATGGAGCTAGACCCTAGCCTTCGTAAAGAAGCTAAGATGCCAGTAAACGAGCCAGAAGTAGCACAGATATCATCTGCAAAAAATAACTATTGGAGAAAAGACTAATATATGGCAACTGCATTATTTGTAAATAGAGACGACATAGTCAGAAATAGCATAATAGACGGAAACGTAGATACGGATAAGTTTATACAGTTTTTAAAAATCGCACAACGTATGCATCTAGAGAATTATTTAGGTACTAAGTTATACGATAAGATTTCGGCAGATATAATTGCTGGAACATTAACTGGAAACTATTTGACTTTAAAAAATGAGTATATAGCGCCTATGTTAATACACTTTGCTATGGTAAATTTCTTGCCTTTTGCGCAGTATGAATTAAAAAATGGTGGTTTATACAAACACAGTAGCGAAAGTAGTCAGACTCCTACAAAAGAAGAAGTAGACTTTTTGACTCAGCAACATAGAGGATTCGCTGAGTTTTATACTAGAAGATTTATAGATTATATGTCCTTTAATAGCACATTATATCCAGAATACAACAGTAACTCTAATGACGATATGCACCCAGACAAGACGGCTAATTTTGTAGGGTGGGTTTTTTAATATGGAATATAAAATAAAGAAAGAGAATCTTAATAAAATCATTAAGTATCTAAAAAACAAAAAAAATAAGAAATGAGTTGGGGAGAAATATATAACACAAGTTGGTGGGGAGTAGCTTTAGATACTGCAAGGACAGTAAAAGCAAGACCAGACTTTTTTGGTAGTCAGT